CCTCCGCCTCTTTTACTTACAACTCTGCCAGTATCTGATTCAGCATAAACCCAAGCAGAAATTGTTATATCTCCAGTTATTTGTAAGGCGGTGTTGTTAGAAACTTCTATATAATCACCACTCGCAGAATCAAAATCTAAAGCATAAGGAGAGTAACCACTTGTAAAACTTAAATCACTTTGAACCAAATTGGCTTGTGTCATTCCTGAGCTTGTGCCATCGTTTGAACCAGCGTGGTCTTCAATCGTCCAAGTTCCTGTTGAAGAATCATAAGTATCAGAAGCATCTAATTTCCACCAAGAAACCAAAGAGGTAAATCCCGTCATTGAAGTAAGAGGAGAACCATTATTATAAAGAGTTTCTACTGAGTTAGAACCAGTTGCTGGTAACTCTGTATTAAATATTTGTACGTTTGAAAACTCCCCAACTGCTACATAAGTATTTCCATCTCTGCCAATTCTAAACGGGTTTGTGTCTTGAATAATATCGCTAATATTTTGTGCTGAGCCATAACTATTGCTCAACTGTCCATCTATATATATATTCCAAATATTACCAACTGTACCTTTTATACAAATATGATGCCATTTATCAAGTTCTAAAATTGCATTAGTATTTTGTCTTGCAAAACTTGTTCCATTTTGTTGTATAAAAACCTTATAATTAGTACTTGTTACACCATCTACGTGAATTAAATTATATTTACCAGAGCTTGAACGTTGACAAAGTAAACCATCAAAATTTGCAAGTCCACTTTTACCTTTAAACCAAAAACTAAAAGTTACAGCAGTATAACCATTAATTAAAGTATTATTATTAATAGCAATTTGTTGCCCAGAAGTTCCATCAAAATTAAAAACATAATCTTTAAGAGAACTATTAGGTACTAAATAATCTGCTCCATTAAATGCATCTTGGTCACCTAAAGGATAGTAAGCCACTGGTTTTGGAGATAAACTCATCGGGTTACCTATACCAGTAGAGCTTGAACCATAAAGAGTTGTTATTTGGATTGAAGAAAGAGCGTAGTCAAAAATAGATACTGCGTCTATTTGGCCAGCCATACTTGTAGGTTGTTGATGCTTGCCAATTAAAAAATTATCTCCTAATGTTGAAATCATTTGTGTAGGTGCAACACTATCATTAGCAACAGAAACACCATCAAGATATATATATCTTACACCAGCATCATACGTGCATACTATGTGATGCCAATTAGAATCTCTTGCAACATTATACGCAAGATAATTATTACTTCCTGTGGTTTTTGTTGTAAATTGTAAAAATCCTCCCGTGTGGTCGTTCCAATCTAATTTTATACCAATGTTTGAAACATAATCACCCCAAATGCCTGAAACATTATCAAGTTTACACCAAACAGATATGCTAAACGCTGTAGCAGAATTTAATTTACTAATCTGATTACAAGTTATATAACTACTCCCATCAAAGTCCATAGAATAGTTACTCTGCTTGTCTTTATTCTCATTGTTAGGCAAACGCCATTGTCTATTTGTAAACTGTGTACTCATATTCTTAATTAATTATCACCCATACGATTCCAATATACAGGTCCACCTGCTACAGTAGAAAGGTCTTTAGTTGTGTTAGTTCCTGTTCCGTTATATATCTCCGATACTTGTGTAGATGTTAGAGCTGTGTTCCAAATTGCTACTTCGTCTATTTTGCCATTAAAATAATATTGACCACTTCCCTGTGTTCCAATTTTATTTTCTACACTTGATGAATGTAAGTTAGAAATACCAGTATTATGTGTGCTGTAGGTTGCTTCTGTTCCATCTATAAAAATTTGACTATTTGTTGTATCTCCATTATTAATAAAAACTAAATGATGCCAATTTGTATCTGTAATCGTGTTACTTGTTATTGTTCTTTTGTTAGATAAAAAAGCTCCAGTATTACTCATAAAAAAGTTTAAAGCTCCAGAACTATTAAAATATGCATTAAAAGTTCTGTTACTACTAACATCGTCTTTACTTATTAAACACATTTGACCAGTAGTTTCTCTTTTAATCCACATTGAAATACTAAAAACACCAGATACTAAGTCACTTGTTCCAATATTTATATAATCTGAACTTGCAGAATCAAAATTCATACTGTAATTATTAGCAATTCCAGCAGCAGTTACAGCCAAATCAAATGTTGATGAATTAGGACATCCAGCACCACTTGTTTCATAGAATATTTTATACGATTGTATAGTAGAATTAGCTAAATCTATTTCACCAGTAGAAGAGTTAATACTTAATCCACTTGGATATGCACTAAATACACCACCAGAAGTTGTTGGAGTAGTTGTTAAACTTGCTGTACCTGTTTGTGGTAAGCTATTAGAACTATAAGCAAAAGTAGCACCATCTAAAGCATTTACTGTAATAGTATTATTTACTGTATTTGGACAACTTCCATTGGTAGTATATACAACAGTATAAGTTCCAGCAGTTGAATTATTTACATTAATAACACCTGTTGAACTATCAATAGATAAGTTTCCAGTAGATTCGCTAAATGTTCCAGATTGACCAGTTATTGTAGGTGCTGGTGTTGTTAGAGAATAAGTTCCGTGATATATTACTACACCATCATTTGGCATATAGTAAGTAACACCACCTAATATATGAGAGTGTGCTGTTCCATCTGAACTTTCTGCTTCTGCTGCTGATACTGTAGTATATAGTGGATAGTAACCATCTACAGCTAAAGCGCCAGTTGGCATTTGACAATAAGAACTTGCTGAATAAGTTACTGTTGCAGTATCTAAAGGTATTTCTGTTACTGTAGAAGCAGAAGAAGTAGCACTACATCCATTAGAATCAGTTCCTGTTACTGTATAACTACCAGCAGTTACATTTATACTTTGTGTAGTTGCTCCAGTACTCCATAAATAAGAACTTAATCCAGCAGTAGCAGTTAGTGTTGTTGTACTACCAGCACAATAAGTTAAAGTGCCACTAATTTCAACAGTTGGTAAAGCATTTACAGTAATTGTAGTACCACCAGAGCTTGTACAACCATTAGAATCTGTACCAGTAGCAGTAAATAAAGTTGTTGTAGTAGGTGAAACTGTTCTTGGATTATCTGTATTACCATCATTCCATACATAAGTAGAAGCACCACTTGCAGTTAGTGTTGTACTTTCACCATTACAAATAGTACCAGCAGAAGCATTTACAATAACAGTTGGTAATGCGTTAATAGTTAAGTTAAATGTAGCAGTTGCTGCATCTGTATCTGTGTATGTAATTACATAACTACCAGCAGTAGAAGCAGAAATATCAATTTCACCAGTTGATGTACTAATAAATACTAATCCAGTAGTAGAGCTAAATGTACCAGCACCAGCATTATTTTGTACTGTTGGTGTTGGGTCGCTTGCATCAGCACAAAAAGCACTTGCAGAATAGGTTATTGATACAACAGGTTGTCCACCAACAATATTAGTATCACCACTTGGCGAATCATCATAAACAGCACCAAAGTTATTGGTAGAATTAGCTTTAGCTTTTCCCCAATCGTTGCTGTTGTTAACTGCACCTTGTCCCCATTCTATTGTATTATCTGGCATAATATATTTTTAAAGTACCCAACCTCCAAAATCTGCAACATCATCTGGATACATATCCTCTTGTGAGTTACTATAATACTCAGGTATTAATCCAGCTGCGTTATTTTGCATATAATCTATAAATCTGTTTGTGTAAAACTGTGCTGTTGTTCTACTTCTCTCAACTAAGCTATCTACGTGTTCTTTGCTTAATGCTGTGCTATTTTCAGGATTCTTTGTATATATACCACCATTTGAAATATTAACTCCAGCATAAGGTAAGTATTCTACCATACTCCAATGTAGTAGCATTGGCTTTATATAATCGTTTAATAAAGCTAAATAAGGATTTACTAAAGTACCAGCAGTTATTTCATTTTGTATTTTAACATATAAATCAGTACCAAGATAATTTTGTATATGTATGTCTTGCGCTTGGTTAATATACGGTAATATTTTATCATTATCTATATTACCATTAGCAGCAGTAAATACTGAAATATCGTGTCTTGTTACAAATAATGCTTTACTCATTTTTTAAATCCTTTTTCATTCCAATAAGCTGCGGTATAGCCAGCATACTTCATATTTTTTGGTGCAATAGATACTTTCTTTGCATTTGTTTCAGGTTTAAAACCTCTTTTAATTGCTTTAGTAGTAGATACTGCTTCACCTAAACTTCTACCACCTTTTCTTGCAAACAGTTTTCGAGTCCAGCGATGATTACACCTCGCTCCGCCTTTGTAAAGCCAAATTGAATAAGTATCAGAACCACCTTTACCAAAACCAGCATTAACTGGTTTTTCTCCCATTTTAATAATATCTTCTTTTCTATATAGTTTTTTAGCAGCCATCATTTTATCACAAAATATTCTTGAACTTGGCGCTGGATTAGGTGCTGCTTCATAAAAGTATCTTACTAAAAACTCAACACCTTCTTCAGATTTCTTTTTTGATTCACCATCTTGAGAACTTTTTGCTTTTGGATATGCTCTACCTGTGCTTGCAAACTTTTTCTTAGATGTTTTATTTATTTCAGTTACTACAAAATCAAGTTCATCTTCTAAATCATAATCAACTTCAGCTTCGTGTACTAAATCATAATCATTTAGTATTTCTTCTTCACTTTGTCCTAAATCAATTAATTCATCTAAAACAGTTTTTTTAGCATTAGAAGCCATTATTTCAAGCTCTGTGCTTTCTTCTTCTTCTTTTATTCCAGTTTGTTCTTCAATAGCTTCTTCACCTTCAACATTTTCTAAATCCATAAACTCAAGTGGTTCAATAGTTTTGAAATATAGATTTAAACTAATATCATTTACTGCTAATATTGCATCTAAGCTATCAATTAAAAGGTTTTGGTATGGTTGTATTACTACGTTATTAAACAATCTACTTGCATTTTCTATTTCATCAGCATTAGAAGAAAAACCATTAGCAGAAGATAATCCAAGTAATAATGGTGATGTTACTCTATGTGTTAACATTATCATTTTTTTACACTCTTCACTTAAAAAAGAATAGTGTTC